CACCAAGCTTTTTGGTTTGATAAGTTATTACATCAGCTTTTGGTGCCTTTTTAGCAGCCTCAGCGTCAGCTTTAGCTTTTTTATCAGCTTTAGCTTTGGCTTGCTCTCTAGCTAATTTAGCTTTAGCGTCGTCTGTGTCAAACGTAGCTTTCTTCTCAGACTTCTTGCCACCACTTAAACCGTTAGCCGCCAAAACTGATGCACTGTTTTGAGTACCTAATCCTGCCGTTGGTTTCTCAACAGTGGTGTCGATGATTGGTGAATCGGTTTTAGCTTCTGAAGCACTTGGGGTAGCCGGAACGTTAGCTTGAGCCGCTTGGTTAATCGAAGTAAAAGTGTTGTTTGTAGCTGAACCAATAGCCGCATCAAGTGCTTGTTTACCATCAGGTGTACCTAAAAACTCACGCACATCCATACCAGTAGCCGCCTTAACAGCAGCACCATTAGAAGTTTGCAAATAACCCATTAAGTTATCAGCAATAGCTGTCTTGAAGTTACCTTGCAACTTAGCAACATTGATATCAAATTGTTCAGCAAAAGTTTTACCAACAGCCATAATGTTTTTGACTTCAGCTGTATACTTACTATCGATAACACCTTTAGCATCACCATATGCACTAGCAAGTGTTTGTTTTATACCAGGGCCTTTAGATTGAGCAACAGGCGCTTCAGCTTCTTTGGCGCCAAAAGGATTAAGTGACTTAACTTCTTTAACACCAGCTTTAGCAGCACTTGAAGCAGCTTGACTGATAGATGTCACAGCACTACTCATAACCTCGGCAAACTGACGTGCTCCTTGAATCATAGTAGTCATCGCTGAAGATTCACCACCACCGTATTGAGCCATAGTTTTCATATCATCACCCATAACAGCTTCATTTGGTAAAGCCATTTTGAGAACCATTTTAACCATAGACGCAAATTGTGCTGGAGAGGAGTCTAAGCCAGCAAGTTTATCATAAGCAGCACGATAAGAAGCCGCATTGACTAAGTTATCAACAGCTGTCTTGTTAGTTTGTGACCACTTACCCACAATATCTTGTGCATCAGTGAGCAAACCTTTAGTGATTTCACTTTTAGCTTTACCAATATCAAGGCCAGCTTTTGTAGCATCATTTGTGGCTTTGGTTGCGTTAACCGCTTTGGTGTACAAATCGTCAACATCAGAGTTAAACTTACCACCTTGTGAAGCAACTACATATTGTGATTGTAAGTCGGAAATAGCCTCTTGTGCGGCGACTACAGCTGGGTCAGAAGTGTTCTTACCCTCGTTAAGTGCTTTAATCACAAGGCGTTGTTGAGCATCAATTTCCTCACCCAATGTGCCCATTTTAACCAAATCTTTTTGGCCGGTAACAGTGGTAGTTGTTGGCGCCAATCGAGCTTTCTCAGAGGCAAATTTGGTTTGTGCGTTAAGTTGCTCAATTTGAGCAGCAATAGCATCAAAGTTCCTTTTAGCAGCCGGCCATTGGTCTTTACGTGACTCATCATTGAGAATCTTAATCAATTCACCAGCTTGAGTATTCAAAGCTTCAATCTTAAGCTCACCTTGACGAGTTTGCTCACCAGCATTTAGGTTGCGCAAAGCATCAGCTCTACGAGCTTCATCATACTTATCTTGGTCAGCAAACATAGCATTCATAGAAGCACCTTCGTCACGTACAGCAACGTTAGGTGCAAAATTAGGGTTCTCATACGAATATCTAGGGCTTGTAGCACCTAAACGTGAAATACCAGATAGTGGTGAGTAAGCCATTATTTACCTCCAAATTTTGGAATCAAGGAAGCACCAGCATCACCTAACCCTCTTAAGCTATTACCGACAACACCAGATTGTGCTTTCCAGTAATTTCCAAATGTGTTTTGACGATTTGCTTCCAAATCACCCATTGTGCGTTCGTGCCCCATACCTAAATCAGCTTGGCCACCACGAGCATCAAACATATTTTGACGTGCTGTACCAGATTGATTAACCATATTACCGAGGCGGTCAATACGCTCGGCTTCTGCATCAGTTTGTGATTTGAAGTGATTGATGAAGTCGGTATAACCAAATTGCTTATCTTGAGACATACGTGAGAACGCATTACCCCAGTCAGTTTGAGCTAATTGTGTACTTCTGTCTTGAAGAGCCTTAGCTGTGGCACCAGTACCAGAGAACATACCTCCGCGCGCCGCGGCTGATTGATTAATAGCATTTGCAGCTTGTTCTTGTTGGAACGCCATAGATGGGTCAAGGTAAGCATCGGTGGTGTATTTGCTATCATCAAATTGACCCATTTCAAGAGGTGCTTTTGAGTTAGCATCACGCCATCCGGCCAAATCAGTCATATATGTGCCAGCTTCAGGTGCATAAGCTCCTTCTAGGTCACTGTAGTACTTAGAGCCAATACCGTAAGCATTCTCTTCGCCCTGTTTTTGTGCTCTAATAGCGTTAAGCGCTCTATCTCGTTGTGCTTGATTACCAAAGTAATCGCTTACGCCACCTAAGATGTTTCCACCAGCTTTAGCGCCAGCAGCAGCAATCAATAATGGATTCATTTAAAATCTCCTTTTATAACTGTTAATGTAGCCTAAATAGGCTGTAGTTGAGCACTGATTACAGTGCCTGTTGAGAGTGCTGGTAGTGCGATTTCTGAACCGTTCACTACCAGATATGTCATTGTTGAACCATCAAGGATACTTAAGATACCAGTGTACTTCCCAGGCAAAGTAAGCACTTGGTCGGTTCCACCAGCTGATTGCATAAAGATAGATAAGTTATAAGGTGTTATAATACAATTACTTACTGACATATCTTTTGCTGTGATTGTTGTAGAACCCCAAGTGCCCTCAAGGATTTTGCTCACAAACGAGAGTGTTTGGAGCCATCCCTGTGACCATTGGTGCTTACCGTTATCTTCAATAGTTGTACCCATAGCATCCACCTTGATAGTCGGTGGATACGTCATAGGGAAACTTGAGCTTTTTACTGACATTATGGATTCCTCGAAGTTCTTGTGCGAATTCTTGCCTCACCCATCATAAATTGCATATCCTCACTGAATGATAAGCGTACAACAATACCTCTAGAAGAGCCTAAGCGGTTCCATCTTACGCGACCGCCATAGTTACCAGTCTTTGGCACTTTCTCAGTGATTACTGAACCCCAGGTGTTCCCAGAGTCGTGTGACACTTGAAGCAACATAACAGGGTCTTTGCTCAATCCGTTTAAAGGTCCGTGTCCAGCAACTAAATCCACAGTGAACTCGTCAAGGATAAAGAGTTGCAAGTTATCATAGAACACAGGGCCTTGAAATTGTCTAAGAATAGGCTTCCGTTTATCAGGTGTCGTTGGGTCATAATCAGTGTAAATGTCGTTACGAAGTTCCATCAAAGTTGGCCACAATAAGTTGCCTACAATAACTTTACCCCACGCATAAGCTGAGAATAACGGTTGCCACGCTTGTAATTTACCAGTTTTAGGCTCTCTTGATGCACGTTCGTGCCATTGCTCTGTGAGTGTGTCATAGACAAGAGTTTTGCCATCTGAGAACTTAGTAGAGCCTTCAAACTCGTAGAAGCCGGCCGGGATAGTAAGCACATAAAATAAGTGCCCAGATTCTTGATAGCTGAAGCCATAAGCTGAGTCAGTGAGTGTAGCCATTTCAGTCAAGGTGGTTTCAATACCGTGATTACTGATGCGAACTGAGTTGAAAGCAGTGGCTTTAAACACGATATTCCGACCACTTGAGTTAGAACCTAACCAGAACACTGTATCACTGATAGCGGTCACCGAATCAGGCGCTGTAGTGCCAATCAAAGTGCCTGAACCTGGAGCATAGCTCAATGGGTCATTAGCATCAGCTGTGGTCTGAAAGATTTGGTATGAGCGAGGGCCAAATGCCCAAACATCACCTTGTCGAACGACAATAGCTTGAACAGCATCGGCATTCAAATCAGCAGCTGTAAAGTCAGCACCGCCCCAAACTTTAGCATCACCCAATTTCGAGTACCAAATTAAGTTATTTTTGATAACATCGGTAAGTGCTTTGTCCACAGTTTTATCAGGGTCTGAACAAATACAATAAGTTCTTCCTTGTAAATACACTACTTGTTTAGGGCGCTTGAATGGCAAACTCGATGTGATATCAGTAGCAACATCACTATACAAGTCTATGTTTAACATAATGTTACCATCAGTCATAGTGCACTCAAAGCCATTATCACATATGGAAACACGAGTGGTGTTAAGCCCAATGTTAGCAACCAATTTGCTCTTAAGCTCACCTGTGGCAGCATCCTTGTAAGTGTATCCAACTGAAGCACCGTAAATCCAAAACAAGTTCCCACCATCGTGCTGAGAAGTGCTCGATAAGTACATTCCACGGCATCCTTGATTGGCGCCAACTAGTGACTCTAGTTCGACCAAACCTTTGGTGCCAGGTGTGCCAATAAGAATTGCTGAGTACTTAGCCATACCTTCACCAGATTGTAGATAAACATTGAGTGCCTCGCGGCACCCAAAGCTATTTCCTTGTAGAGAATATGTTCCACCCACGAATGGGTTCATTACGCAATCTTGAGCCATTAGATACCCCCAGAGGCCGGATAAACAGCTTGGTCTGTGTAGATATTGTACATACCGAATGAGCCGTCTATCTTGAGCTTAGGCGGTCTTGTTGTGGTCACTTGTTTAATAGCTCTCAAGCACTTGGTGTATTGCTGATTCATACGGTCTTGAGTCTCAGTGAGTCCAGAACCTAAAGTAAGTAAAGTTGCCAAGCCGTACTTCATTGTGCTGAAATAACCCGATGGTAAAGCTATTACATCATCCAAAGCATAGTTCTCAACAGTGCCTTGAACAGCTAAGCGGATAGTGTAAGAACCTGATGATGGATACGTGAGTATAAATTGGTCATAAGGGTCGCGTGTGCGATTAAAGGCAAATTGTGTGGGCAACACTGACACATTAGCGATTGACATTCTATAATAGTCTTCCGCAGTGATTTGTCTAAGAGGTTGCCACACATTACCAATAGCCACTTGAGCTTGCTCAATACGCACAATTTCTTGTGTAATTGGGATATCAACTGGGTCGATTCCATTGTCAATCCCTATCGAGTATATGTTTTTTGAAGAGGCTTCGACGTTAAATAAGTACGTTTTGATACAAGCTGGATAAGCCTGGTCAAGCCTTAACATATCGATTAAGTCCATATTGAGCAGCTCTAAGCCGGCTTCTGTTTCTTTGTCAGAGGGCGTCTCAATCGCTCCACGCATTCCACTCGCTCTATAAGCGCTTATAATTAAATCCCTTGCAGTTGGCATACGCCCTCCTTGTTAATTAAATTTCTAAAAATCCACGCTCAATATTACGTGTGTGCATAATAGAGCCTCTCAAAATAGTCTTACGAGCTGTGCCATCAGGGCGCTGCATCGTCACAAATTCGCTCTCAATAACAGGTTCAATAACCTTAGGAGCTAAAGGTTTAAGGGCTGGGGCCGGCTTAAGTTCCTTGATTTTACTAACTGGTTTCATATTTTGTTCCTATAAAAAAGAGCCTCCCCCATGATAGAGGAGGCCCAGGATTAGCTCACCGTTGTGACTAGGCTTTTGGCACTAGAATACGAGCGATGAAGATATCACGTTGAAGAATTGACGCACCGAAGATGTCAAAGCGTTTAACTTCGATATCAGTTCCGTTTACGTATTGGTCCATAACGCGCACTGAGAATCCTTCGTAATCAAAGCGTTCGCCATCAGCACCAGCTTTAGAGATTTTCAAAGGAACGATAGCGCGAGTAATTGCTTCTTTTGTGAACATAAACACTTGGTCGTATGTTTTAGCAGTTACAGCAGCACCAACTACAGTCAATACATCACCAGCAAGTGGCAATACGTCGATAGTTTGGCGATAACCAGCATCGTCCGGTCCATAGATGAGAGCAGCGTTATCAACAGTGATAGTGAAGTCACCAGCACCAGTGATGTTTACATCTTTAGCCAAAGCCAATGAGTATTTAACACCGATAGACTCACGAGTACCATAGTTGACACGATAGCGGTCAGCGAACTCAAGGATTGTTCCTGCTTTAAGAACTCCAATAGCAGCACCAGCAGTGATTACGAATGAAGCGGAAGCAGCACTCAAAACACCTTCAGAGTCGAACACTGGGTCAACCATATTAGATTTAAGCTCAAGAGTGGCAGCGACGCTAACAGCTGGAACACTGTACACAGGGTTCAAGTTGTAAGAATAGATGTCTGAACCAGCGATGTTTTTAACATAACCAGATACAAGCACTTTTTCATTCGCAACAGGTGTGAACAAGTTCAAGTTTTCGCGAGAAAGTTGAGCCATTGAGAATGCTGGAATAAGCGTTGAACGGTCTTCAGTTGGGCAAGACAATGAATCGAGCAATGCTTGAGTGTTCAACAAATCTTGTACGCCAATTTTGGTGCCAAGAGCTGTGTTACCTTCAGCAATAACGTGCAAACCAGTTTTGATGAATGACTCTTTGATAAACTTACGTTCAATATCTTGAGCAAGTTGTTTACCTTGAGGGTCACCAATACGAGATTTGTCATCGGTAAGTGCCAATGTGATTTGTTGTGAATCAAAGCTATGAGCAATGTTTAATTGGTCATTTGTTTTGAGTGTTAAGAAGATTGGGTCTTCCACGAAGTTTTTGGTTTCATAAGTACCAGTACCTGGGTCAAAAGCACCGATAGCTTGGCCGGGTGTAGAAGTCACACGAGCTGGACGATTGATTTTGAATGAAGCACCTGGCTTATAGCCACCGTTACCAACAGCAGCAAATTGGCTATCTAATTGGTTGTCTACCAACTTAGCAGCAACAAGCATATTGTATACTGATGCTAAGGCGTTTTTAGCCATAAGTTGGTTAATCGAGATTTGAACTGAACTTGACATCTTGTCTTTTTCCTATGTTTGGTTAATAAAGGCTATACTCTAGATTATCTTAGAGTGCCGTTTGCTCTACGAGCGGCGATGAAGTCACCCATTGGCAGTTGCGCAATATGTGTGACAGGAGCACCTCCACTCACGGATGGGGTTGGTGTTGCTTTAGGCGCTTGTGACACTTTAGGTGCTACAGGTGCTTGAGCAACTGGGTTTTGGCTCACTGATTGCTTAAGTTCAAGCAATATGGTGGCGGCAACGATTGGGTTAGCCTTAGCCAATTTGAGTGCCAGTGTGGGGTTCTTGGCAAGTTCATAAGCCATCAAGGCGCCATCGTCAAACTGACTCACGGCCTCTTGGATATCGCTTGGAATTGCTGCGAATACTTCTTTAGCTGACTCGACTACCTCGAAAAAGTCACTATGCACCTTTTGCGCTTCATTAAGCTTATCATTCCAGGCTTCAGCGTGAACTGATTGGATTTCTTGCTTAGCTTGCGCTTGCTCGTGTTTGAGCGATTCAGTACGTTGTGCATCCCCGGCCACTGTTGCAACACGGTCATCAAATGCTAATGCATCCAAATCGCGAGTTTTCTTTTCAGCTTCCAGTTCATCAAGGCGTTTTTGAGCGTTGAGATATTTTTGTTCAGAAGCAGTTGCTCTAGCTGTTAACTTGTTAAACTTCTCTTGAACTTTATCTCTCGGAACTCGGTTAGGTTCACCTTTGGGTGCATTAGCTTGGTCAAGAGCCTTCTCATCTTCAGGTGTAGCTGGTGTTGCGACACTAGCAGCCTGCCCATTGTCTTTCCCATCTTCAGCGGCAGTTACTTGGATGGTCTCAGGTGTTACTACTACAGGCACAACTGGCACTTCAGGGGCACTGACCGGCGCTTCCGTTGGTGTTGCATTATAACTGTTGACGAACGAATCTGATTCTCTAATATCTATTGGCATTGTATTGCTCCGTATAGCCGGATATAATTTTTAGGGTTGCCCAAGTGCTTATCCGTTAGCACTTGGCCCTTTTATGGTTAATGTAGCCACATAAGTGAGCACCGTTATAGTGCTCACTCAGTGCTATTGTTTATTCACTTAACGTGAGGCCGGCCTCTAGGGCTTTCTTGTTACCACGCTCCTGGTCGTGAGTTACAAAGCCTGGCAAATTAGCGTGCTCTTGTTGAGAACCTTGCTCAAGCATTTCAGCTTTAGCATTCTCAGCTGTAGCCTTACTATCCATTGCCAACTTAGCGATGAAGTCATTAACTTGCTTTTGTTGGTCAGCTGTGAGCTTAGCAGCTAAGCGGCCATCCTCTGAGCCTTGCGTAATAAGTGCAATTTCCTTCTTAGTCGCGTTGTCAATAGCCGCTTTCTTGAGTTGAACACCAGCATTAATATTGGCTTTCTGTAGCTCAACTTCGATGAGTGCTGTTTGGTTATTAACTTGACCTTGAAGCATAGCCATTTGACCTTGTAAGTACTCAATGGTGCTGTCTTTTTGTTGAAGTGCTTCTTGAGCAGCTTGCATTGCTGCCATAGCTTGAGCATCAGGGCCAATAGGGTTGCCATTCTCATCAACACGTTCCTCTTGTGTAAGTTCAGGTGGCAACATATGTTTGATACGTTTAAGAACTTCTTCCTCATTAGGTAAGTTTTGGTTCTGTGCCCATAAGTCTAAGAGTAATATACCCTTATCACCTGATGTGGTAATCATAGTCTCAAGAGCTTGTGATGCTGATTTGCGTTGGATTTCCATTGCTGGTCCAGATTCAACTTCCGCTTCTAACTCCATAAGTGTTTCTGAGTCAAGCATAGCACTTAAGTCAGCTTGAACGCGTGAGCTTCTACCGTGGTCATCTACAACACCAAGCACTTGCATAGTGTCATATACTTGTGGGAGCATTTGAATAGCAACGCGTGTGAGCTGAGTGATTGAGCTTGTTAAGTGGTCAATGTACACCGCAAAGCTTGACTCAGCAGCTTCCATACGTGCTATCAAAGATTTCCCTGATTCCATAGCGGATTCCATACCACCCAACATACCATCAGAAATACCTGTTACCCGACCCAATAAGTCTTGCATCCATTCAGCAACACCTTGTAAGCCTTGAGTTTGTGCGCCATTATCTAAGCGTACTGGTTGTGGAACAGCGTTACCATCTTCGTCTAAGTGATTCCAGGGCAAATAAGCGTGAGGCTCAGTGTTAGATGTAGCCCAAGTGTCAACGTGCCCATTGATAGCCGCTTGTGATATAATCCAAGGAGATTTAGGCGCTAAAGCTACGAGCATCATAATGTTTGAAGCTGTCATATTGATTGAGCTATTCAAGTCACGAGTTTTCTTGACAAGCCCACCGAAGCGTCTTCCAGATTTATCGTAAATAACTTCACCCTTAACAGGGACAACTGGTAAACCTGTGACACCCTTGATAAGCTCATTGTAAACTTCTTCATCACCGATTGTGCGAGTGATTCGACATCCACCCTCTTCAAGGATATACCAAGTGCAATCGAGAACCGCTGTTACAGGGATTCCTAAGCCGATATTACCAGTAGCTTTACGAACACCAGCTCTCTCACCGTGAAGTCTCACAGCTTGAGTACGGTCCATATAACCGTGGTGCACAGCGTATTGTGCATCTGAGCCATCGATATTGACTGACAATGGGTCAATCATAATACTTGTTGGGTCGTAAGTGCTTCTGATTCTTAATACTTGCATTTTGGTATTAGGGTCAGTCTCAACCGCTAAGCGAAGCCAGCCTAAGCCACACGTCACAGCACACTGAAGCGCTTGTGAATAGGTATCAGTGGCACTTGACGCACGCTCAATAGCTCTTAGGACACCATTGACGCCTTGCTGAAGCTTATTGTCAGAGCATCGTACAGCCATCCCTGGTGTGTGCATACGAATTGGCGCTACAATACGCTCAATATAAGGTTGGATAAGTGGTATCGATAGGGTTGGCATAGAGCGTGATGTGCGAGCTTTCCAAGCATTCGCATCCCACATACCCTCGCCACCGCTCACAAAGTCGAAGTCAGACGCCATATGAGTATAGGTCTTTGACCAGGCATCATTAAGCTGTGCCAATTTCTCATCATAATTGATGGGGTCGTTCTTGTGTAGTGTTAACATAAAGGTCCTTTTTAACTGTTAATGTAGCCTAGCCGAAGAACCCTGTGGTTGGCCGGGGTAAGTTACTCTTGTGTTGTTTTGGTGCTTTAACTTCATCTTTCTTCCATAAACTAAGTGCTAAAGCGTCACCATAGTCAGGGCTTCTTTTTAATAACTTCTTAGATTCTAGTGCAATTTGCTCTTTGGTTGTCCATTTATAGAGAACACCTGAGAGTTCATCCCACTCTGGTTCAGCACCGATAGCGCCACCAACTCTTAACCAGTCACGCATAATACCCCAAGACTCAGTTCTCGCATTGGTGTACTTGATTGGCGCCCTTGATGAGCGTGAAGCGTTCCACTTAGTAGTCGTAAAGGTTCTATTGGCTGAACCCCAGACTTCAAGGTTATCACCTATCCCAGTGCTCCCAGTGCAATCGACTACGATGTGGTCCCAGCCGTACTCAACAAAGATTTCCTTGGCCCATTCTGTATGAGCTGTGGTATCACCTTTCAAATACTTATGCACTGATAGCACTTCATTGCCACGACGTCTGACTATAACAGCCCGGTCTTTACCCTCACCAGCAACGTCAAAGCCGGCCACTATCTTAAGTGTCTCATTGCGTTCAGCTCGGCGCTTACGTGCTTCCTGGATAACAATAGGCTTAATAAGTGCCATTTCTTCAGCACCAACGAACTCACCGAGCCATATGTTACGATAAGCCACTTCATCAAGTGCTTTCATCGCTTCCATATCGCGTGTTAGTTTAGGTGTGAAGAAGCGATTGTCTTGCCAAGTTGTTTGGATACGAAGCGTTTCAGGGTAATCATTAACGATAAAGGTCTTCGCGACAGCATCATTAACGTCGCGTGGATTCAGAATGAACCAGACTTGTGCACCCTTTTTACGAATGGTTGGCAATAAGACATCCAAAGAACCTTGTGAGCAGTCTTGAGCTTCCTCGACAACACATAGGTCAATCTGACTTAGGCCCTTGATAGAGCCTTTGTTGCGTTCCAATCCCAGAAAAGTTATTACACTTTTGGTACGCTTATGTGTGATTCGCTTGTCAGTCCATATGTAATCATTTTCGATACCCATAATCATTGCAGCTTGCTTAATCTCTTCAGCCATCGATTCACTTATGCTGTTTCCAAATTCACGTGCGACAACAACACGCATCCGAACCTTCGATGTGTGATGACATATTCCCAAAGCTGCGCTTACGCTTTTGCCGGTTCCACGACCAGAATATGCGACTATGTAAGTCGGACGTTGGCCGGTGATAGGGTCTTTAAGCGTGAAGAACGGCTTATACTTTGGTGATGCTACTTGGTAACTACTCATCACCAAATTGTGGCTCAGGCGCCTGTTTATGCGTCACTGTGGTTTCATTGTTCTCTTTGTATCCATACCTAGTATTGAGCACAAAGCGTGTGATAGTGCTGTCATAGCGCCTAAGGAAAGCACCTGTTAGCATACGGTCTTCGAGAACCTCTTGGCACTCTTCGATAGCTGTTGCGACATCAGGGTGGATATTGCCGATTTTCATAAGAGCTTGACGGCTCATATCAACTGATGCAGCCAACTTGATTAAGGTGAACATCTCAGGGTCAGCCTTGACGTTCTCCTTAAGTTGTTTAATGAGTTCATTGCGTTTAGGTGTCAACCATTTTGAAATATATGGTTCAACACACTTCGGTTTACGTGGCATAGATGGCCCCTTTTTATTCCTTAATGTAGCTTATGTCTAGTAAATCATTATCCATTTGTTCTTCAGCCTGTACCGCTAACTCGATAGCGTACTGGTCCCAGGCTTTGGTAAGTGCTTTACGGTCAGCAAGGCCCCAGTGAGGCGCCCAGGTGTACAGCTCTTTACGCATTTCGTTACGGATAGTCTCAATCATTCGGCGATAGGCTCGCACCAAATGGATACGCTCCTTGAGGCACTCGACCGGCCACCGTGTTGCGGCTTCGACCAGGGCTTCGTACCAATAGCTGTGTAAATCACCGCGGTCGTGCTTCTCGATTAAGGGCGAAGTGTGGCCTATAATCACTTTGTAAGCATAATTTTTATTGTTATTAAAACGTTCTGCTGCGAGTTTATAGGCCACAGCGCTCATTTGTAAAGCGCCTTGATTACTTTACGAGCTTGTGTCGGCACAATATCCGTAATCATCTTGATAACTCTCTTAGGGTCATAGCTATTGATGTCAGCGTGCAACTGTGGCAACAATAGTGCCGACTGTAATTGCTTCATAAACTTCGGTTTGTAATAGCTTTTGAGTCCTTGATAGTGCTCAATAATACATATTGAGGTATCTTCGCTGTAGCCATTTGCTAATAAATCGTGTGCTAATGCTTTGACATAATTTGTCATTAAGATGGTTCTCCTTGATTCATAGGTTCTACCGATAAATCTTCTTCGGGCATATATTCCCTGATATTATCTAGTAAGTTAACAAACGCTTGGCGCTCAACATTGTTAAGGGCTTTGGTGTCGGTCGTGATGGTTACGTTTTCGCCCACGACAGCAAAGAGCACAAAAGCTTTTGCTTCCATAAGCATTCCGTTTACATCTAAGAGGTCTTGTTCAGTCATATTTATTCCTTGTGTTATGTACTGTTTATACGTTTAGCAATTTGATATTAAAAGATAATCAAAAGCTGTTGATGAGAGGTGTGTCAGTGAGCTTAGCCGAAGCCTTTTTAGCATTGTCGATAATGAACTTTTGCCAACGCTCAGTATTGTTTTCAGAATGATAACCAATCGAAGTCAAATGAAACGCATCGGCTATATCCTCTAAAGAGCCTATTGTGACGTCAGGGATGCGCCAATTCGGCTCGATAAAGGTTTTAGAGTACGTAAGATAGGCTTCGACCATATCACCCTTTTTAGCGTTCCCTGAGCCTGTTGCGAACATCTTGAGTGCTGTCGGCGCCACTAAGCGAATTGAGCACTGTTTTTCAGTCAGCAAACGATACCTAAGGATACCACCAAACTCAGCAAGGTCAGCAATTCTTCCTTGGCCGGCCATAGCATAACCCTCGATGATTACCAGGGAACCATCGGGAACTCTAGCGATAAGTTCGTCGGTCATAAACTTAGCGAGTGCATAATCATTAACAAACTTATCACGCTTGTAGTGCTTGTGTGTTTCTGAGGCGTTTTTAGCCACTGTGGTGAACGTAAACGGCTTGTGGTATACCAGAGTGCCACTTTCGTCTATCGAGGCGTGTTGAAGCCCGGAGGCCACTTTGCTAGGGTCTATTCCAACATAGTGCTTAAACTGGCTCATCAACAGGTGCTCCATTGGTAATAATCTCATAAGCAAACTCTACTAAATGCTTACGCAATAAGCGATTGATGAGGGTTGATTCACCAATGCGCAACTTTGTTGACGTATTTTCGACAACAAGTGCGAGGTCAGGGTATTCGTGGATGTTCTCGATTTGTGCTTCGAGCGTGTCAAGGCGCTGAAGTGTGCCAACAGGTTTCTTGATTTTGTAAGTTTTGACAGTGTGGTTGAGTGCTGCTTCAGTGGCTTTGGTGTTTGATTGCTCGAAAGCTAATTGAGCTTCAAGTTCCATAATGCGACGTTGAGCAGTATTGAGTGCTGTAGTGTACCTATTGCAGTCAGCTGTGAGCACCTTGTGGTAACCCTCATAGCGCTCAACTCGTGCTTCAGCAGCATCCTTAACGTCACACAGGTCATTGAAAGCGGATTTGAGTGCAGCGGAATTAGCACGTTCTTCCGATAATAACTTTTGGTAATGCTCTCTGGCCACTTCAGCGATATGAGTCTTCTCATTTGATTGATAGACGGCAAGCTCTAGCTCTTTGAGCTTCTGGGCTTGTCTAACATTTTGCTTCAATGACTCCTGATACATTAGCTCTTTCATTCCTTCTTCAGTCATCAGTAATTCTCCTTAACAGGGATGGTTATTACACAACCTAAAATATCAGTTAATTAAAACACAATAACAACAAATAAGTGCTCTTTTGTGCAGTAATTTTAAAATAGTTCTAAAATGTCGGACTCCG